CCCATGAATCGTCCTCAGTGCTTTGGTGAGGGCTTGACGTGGCCTGGTAATAACTACCATCTCAACACCTACAGCGTTGGTAGTAGTGTTCTGGAGGAGAACGTAAACACCTCTAGCAGCAGCATCAATGATGTCAATCTGTGGCAGTGGAAGCAGTATGCACGGTCTGGTAGTGATACGGTGAACATAGCGGGGATGTATTTCCAAGGAAGGGTGGAGTCCACGGATATTAGTGCGGACTGGTTTGTGAACTCTACCTTTAAGGATACTACCTACGCAATAGGTCTGATGCGGGGCGGCCTCTTCATAATGGACGAGACGCGAGAAGGCACTGCCCCCGACCATGACTTCACCATCATGACCGTCCATGGGATTTCCGAACTGGATGGAGGAGAAGCTACCTTCACGGTGAGTAGTGATAGGGCCAAGAAGAAGAACATATTCCCCTTGTTCGACTCCATCGTGCTGGCGCTGCGGGAGGCTTATGAGGAGTTCGACATCGCCCGCTGGGATTGGAAGACGGAGGAGGACGGAGAGGGAAGGCACGTAGGGCCGATTGCACAGGAGTTTGCCCCTGTCTCCACCCTGTTACATGGTGTAGAGGGTGACACCACGATGTTCCAGAGTGCGGACATGACGATGGCGAACACCATCCTCATCCAAGACCTATTGAAGAGGGTGCAGGCGTTGGAGGAGCGGGTGGCGGAGTTGGAGTCCACACACTAAGGATAGGTCAGATTCTGACCTAGCCTGAGAAAAGGGGGAGGAAAATGCATAAGTGGATCAGCCGTAAACTCATTGCCGCCGTGGGAAGTGTGGTGACGGTGGTCCTCGTAAATGTCGGCCTTCCGGAGAATATTGCAGTGCAGATCACGGATAGCCTGACATGGATCGTGTCCGCTTACTTGGTAGGCCAAGGTGCCGCAGACGCCGCGGGGGCGTTGAAGAAGTAGAGGGAAGGGGAGGGGACTGGATGCCCGGCGAGCACTGCCTACACGAGGACAGGTGGGAGGACGTGAAAGAGGAGATCGCCGAATTACGGGACTTGGTGCGGGCGGACACAACCGCAACGTGGGTTAGGTGGGCCATTCCTTTAGCAGTAACCCTAACGGTGACGGTGTTTGGCTTCTTGCAGGACAGGATTGGCGCCGTCGAGAGTTACGCCCAGGCCCGTATGGAGGAATCCATGGCCGACCGAAGGGCGTTGGCACAGAGAACGGGCGAGATCGAGGTGCGGCAGAAGGAGCAGTTCGAGCGCATCCTTCAGGCGTTGCAGCACCTGAATAAGAGAATTGACGAGCGGAGGTAGGGGAGATGGCACAAACCTGTGCGGCACGGCGCACCCTCCTTCAGAGAGCCCAAGTGCTGCTGAATGAGCTAGTGCGCCTCAATGAGCAGGCGGCGCGTCTGGAGACTACGTTGGAGGCGCAGGGAATAGGGACAACTGACGTGGAAGACACGATGAATAAGGTGCTGGCCGCAGGTGGTCCTCCGCTGACGGGCGCGGGTGCGGACACTGCCTTGATAGCGTGTACCAAGGAAACAGTAACGGACCGCCTCATTAACCTCCTGAACTCGAACGTAGCGGGTGGAGTGGACTGGGCCGCGGACGCATAATGAGCGCCTTAGAAGGTGTTACGGACAGGGAGCTGGAGGAGCTGGTGGCCGAGTGTGATCGGTCATTGGAGGCCTTCTGCCGTGTCTTCTTTCCTGATACCTTCTATAAGCAATTCTCCCCCGCGATTCATGGCCCCATCTTCGACATCCTAGACGATGATAGCATCCAGCTGGCCGCGATTGCGGCACCCCGTGGAGTGGGGAAGAGCACGATCTGCAATACGATCTTCCCACTAAAGAGGATTGTGTATCGGGATAGCAACTACATTATCCCAGTGAGTGCCACGGAGAACGCGGCGGTCGAGCAGGCCGCGGATGTGAAGGATCAGCTCCTAGAGAACGAATTGCTTCGCGCGGTGTTTGGCAGCATGGAGCCGACGGAAAGGCATGATCAGTTCGGCCAGAGGGAGTGGGTGACGAGCACTGGCTGTAAGATGATGCCTAGAGGGGCGGGGCAGCAAGTAAGAGGTCGGAAGTTCCGTGGTAATCGTCCTGACTTGATTATCGTGGACGACTTGGAGAACGACGAGAATGTAGAGAATGAGGAGCTCCGGTTGAAGTTGAAGAGGTGGTTCTTCTCCGCCCTACTGAATAGTGTGGATAGGGGGAGGAGCGATTGGAGGGTGATCGTGATCGGGACGATCCTCCATGAGGACTCCCTCCTAAACAACTTGCTGGATAAGGAGAGGTACCCGGACTGGCGCACCGTTAGGTTGGAGCTGTGCGACGACAATTACAAAAGCAATTGGCCTGAGCATCTTCCTGACGAGAAGGTCCGTGAACTAGCGGATTCGTATCGAAGGGATGAGATGTTGGACGTGTTCTATCGGGAGTTTAGGAACATCCCGATTGCGACAGAGCAGCAAGGGTTTAAGGACAAGTTCTTCCTGCATTATAGGGAAGAAGACGTGAAGTTGAATGAGGATCCTCGGGTCGAGACGGTGATCTTGGCGGACCCGGCCCGGACCATGAAGACAGGGTCCGCGCATACCGCGGTAGTTGCGGTAGGGATTGATACAGTCGGCGGGAAGTTGTATGTGAGGGATATTGAGGAAGGGGCCATGAGCCCGCCGATGCTCTATGATGCCATGTTCGACATGGCGCAGAAATACAACGCACTCGTTCTTGCCCCAGAGGTGACTGGCCTGAATGAGTATATCACGTATCCTCTACAGAACGAGATGCTTCGGAGGGGGCGCCATTACATCCTAATTGAGGTGAAGCCGAGGGAAGGAAAGACGGGGCCACGAAGGAGTGCTGGCTTGATCCCATTGTATAGGGATGGACTGGTGTACCATGAGGAGAGGTGCGCCGGCAAGTTGGAGCGCTACCTGAAGCAGTGGCCCCGTCCTTCCTACTGGGATGTAATAGATGCGCTAGCAGGCGTGATCTTCGTGATGGAGGAAGGGGACCGCTACTTTGTGTCGGCGGATAGCCCGGACGAGATTGAGCAGGAGTATGAAGACATCTCGAACGAGCCCGCCTTGGACCTAGAGATGGTCATATAGTCAACCTCGGTCAGATTCTGACCTAGGTTAAGGGGAGTAGGGGCGATGCCGATCCGTCTAGATCCGCGAACGCAGGTGGCGAATGTAGGTAATCTTCGCGGCACGGAGTATTCCTACAAGTATCCCCGTGGGCTGCGGTTGCGGCCGGGGACGGAAACGCATGACCGGATAAGGGACTTGGTGTTGGAGTTCGCCCGCAACAGCTACGCACGGATTAGTGCGCGGCATGAGAGCTGGCAGCAGATAGACCAGATGCTCACCGCCTACATCCCGACCGATGAGGCGGAGGATCGCATTAAGGAGAAGGATTCGAGGAAGCCCGTCTCCATCGTGGTTCCTCTTTCCTACGCCACCCTCGACACCCTATTGACGTATGTGACGGCGGCGTTCCTCGACAGCCCAATCTTTAAGTATGAGGGGATTGGCCCGGAGGATGTGTTGGGGGCACGCCTCCTTGAGCGCGTGGTAGATCACCAAGCGCGCCGCGCGAAGATGGCGATTCAGCTCCATACCATGTTTAGGGACGCCTTCGCGTATGGCTTCGGTGCCGTGAACGTGGGGTGGAATAGGGAGTATGGGTATAGGAGGGATGTAAAGGAGAATGGCTTCTTCTCTCCAGTGATGGGCTTCGTGCGGAGGGGGCAGGATAGGTTGAGAAGCCGGAAGCTGATCTTTGAGGGAAACGAGTTGCAGAACATAGATCCCTACTCGTACCTGCCCGACGTGGGGGTGCCGATTCAGGATGTGCAGAGGGGGCAGGCCGCGGGCTGGTGTAGGCGGGAGAACCGCATGGAGATATTGGAGAGGGAGGCCGGCGATAACTCCTTCTTCAACGGGCGGTATGTGAACCATATCTCCGGCAAGAGCTTCCTCTCCACGGACCAGAGTGCGCGGGACCGCTACGGGGTAGGAAGTGATGAGCAGATGGCGGCCATGTATAAGGTCGTCGATGTCATCTATATGTATATGGACATCATCCCCAGCGAGCTAGGAGTGGGGACGAGCCAGTACCCTGAGAAGTGGTTCTTCGGTGTGGCGGGAGATTCTGTCGTAATTAAGGCGGATCCGCAGGGGGAGGACCATAACAAGTTCCCGCTCGCCATCTGTGCGCCTGACTACGATGGGTATTCGGTAACACCCATCAGTCGACTAGAGATGGTGTATGGGATGCAGCACCTCATCAACTTCCTCTACAATTCGCATGTGACGAACATTCGGAAGGCGCTGAACGATATGTTCGTCGCGGACCCGGAGTTGGTCAACCTGAATGACCTGAACAATCCTAGTCCGGGGAAGATCATTAGGTTGAGGAAGAAGGCGTGGGGAAGAGGGGTGGCGAACGCAGTGGAGCAGCTGAAGGTGATGGATGTAACGAGCCAGAACCTACAGGAAGGGCTGCTGCTGGCGAACTCCATGGACCAGTATACGGGGGCGGTCGATTCCCTGAAGGGGCAAATGCGCCGTGGTGGGGAGCGGGTATCCGCTACGGAGTATAGAGGTACCCACGCAAGTGCGCTGTCTAGGTTGGAACGGTGTGCGCGCCTCGGGGGCTTGCAGGCGATTGTTGACCTGGGACATATGATCGCCCTCAACACGCAGCAATACTTGGAAAGGGGCCAATATGTAGAGATGGTGGGAAGGGGTGAGGACGAGTTGCGGGCGGAGTTTGGCGATACGGAGAGGATCTACGCCGACCCCCTCTCCCTCGTCGTGGAGTATGACATTGAGGCCTCGGATGGGAGCCTACCTAATTCGGGGGATCCGGCCCTCTGGAAGGATCTGTTGCAGGTTATTACGACGAATGAGGCTCTCGTTGGGCAGTTCGATGTGGTGAACATCTTCAAGCACACGGCACGTCTGATGGGCGCCAAGAACATAGGGGACTTTGTGGCAAAGGGTGGCGGAGTGCAGCCAAACGTGATGCAGGATGAGCAGGTGATGCGGCAAGTAGAGGCCGGGAACATGGTGCCGATGTCGGGAGGTGAGGAGTGAGGTTCAACGACGCAGTGCGGAAGTTGGAGAGGGAGATGGTGGAAAGGGAGAACGCCGACCTGCTTCTCGTTTCCACGAAGAAGGACTTGGAGGACTTCCAAGGGAGTAGGGTGTGGCAGGACATTCGCACCTTCTGCTCCTTCCTCGTAGTGCAGACGAGGGATGAGTTGGAGCAGATGGGGAAGGCGAATGGTGTGACGTTGGAGGATGTTGCCTACAACCAAGGCATTTGCTTCGCGACCAGGCGCCTCATGGACCTAACGGAGTTGTTGACGGAGCGCCTGGACATGCCGACCGAGGAGGAGAGTGATGGCGAAGAGGAAGAGTAAGGAAGGGCAGCCCGCCGCCCCGGCGCCGGAGGAGCCTAAGTCTCCTAGCGTCTCCGATGAGATTGCGGATCTCCTCGGGCGGGGCGGGAAGGAGGAGGGCGAAGAGGAACCTTTGCTGGAGGAGGAGTCCACAGAGGCAGTGGAGGGAGAAGAGAAAGAGGAGGTGGAAGAGGAAGAGGTAGAAGAAGGGGAGGAAGACGAAACCACCGAGCCGTTGGAGGAGGGGGAAGAGGAGGGCGAGGTGGAAGAGGGTGAAGAGGAAGAGGAAGAGGAAGAGGAAGAGGGGGAGGAAGAGGAAGTAGAAGAGAAACCCCTCCCTGTAGGGGAGCGGGCTGAGCTGTTGAACCAGATTGCAGAACTCCGCACTAAGCTCGATGCGGTGGTGGAGGGGGGAAAGAAGGGGAAGAAGTCGGAGGAAGACGAGGAGCCAGACTTTAAGTTCGATGAGTTCCTGAACACGGAGGAGTCTTATGAAGAGGCTCTCCAGAGTCGGGAATCCTTCAACAAAGTCCTGGCTGAGGTCGCCCGGCAGGCTTCCCTCGCCGCTATGAGAGCGGCAATGCAGCGTGTTAGCCCCCTCATAACCGCCCGCGTCGCGGAGCAGGTGACAAACCAGCAGTTGGTAGCAGACTTCTTCCGCTCGAATCCGGAGTTGGTGCCGGCCCGCCGTTTTGTGGCAACGGTGTTCACGCAGATCCAGGCGGAGAACCCGGACAAGAGTTATGCCGAGTTGTTAGGCATGACGGCGCGGGAGGCGCGGAGCCAGCTTGGGCTGGT